CCTTAAAATTTCCCCGGGGGTAAAATTGAGAAAAAGGTCCCTATAGAAAACTAGGGTGAAAGCGGTGTTTGTAGATAGGAAAGAAGTAAAAAACTATATTCAAACAGAAGGAAAGGAGGATCAAATGGACGAAAGCATATTACAAAGTATAGAGAAACTTTTAGGATTGGAGAATTCTTACACTGCTTTTGACACAGATCTAATAATTCACATCAATTCAGTCTTCATGATCCTTAATCAACTTGGTGTAGGACCTGAAGATGGGTATAGAATTACCGGTTCACTCAATACTTGGTCTGAATTTACAGATGATGAGTTACAATTTGAGTCTGTAAAGAGCTATGTATATTTGAAAGTTCGGTTGTTGTTTGATCCTCCTCAGAATTCTGCTCATTTGAATGCAATTCAGCAATCAATCAGCGAATTCGAATGGAGATTGAATGTTGCTGCAGAGAATGAATAAAGGAGGTCAGGGATGGCTAAGAAAAGCGATAAACCTAGGCCGCTCCCTGCTTTAGACCCAGAGTCAAGAGAGAATCAGTTAATCTCTCTTGCGGTAAATTTAGCGGAAGAAAAGTTGCGAGACGGGACCGCTAGTAATCAATTAATAGTTCACTACCTTAAACTTGGATCTACAAAGGAGCGACTAGAAAAAGAAAAGCTTGAAAAAGAGAATGAACTTTTAAAAGCTAAAACAGAAGCTCTTGAATCTGCTAAGAGATCAGAAGCTCTATATGAACAAGCGATCAAAGCAATTACAAGATATTCTGGTAACTATGATGAGGAGGACGGAGAATGAACTATATAGTTTACCGTTCAAATGATGAACTTTACCATTATGGCGTTAAGGGTATGAGATGGGGAGTTAGAAATGTTAGAGCATCAATTAAAAGATGGTCTAATACCAATTGGAAAGATGCAAGTAAAAAACAGAAGGCGGCTGCTATAGGAATCGGCGTTGGTGTTGGTTTAAGCGCTTCATTTTTATTAGCATCCGGAATAGCCCCAAACACACCTATAGGAAAACTAAGCACTTCAGTTATAGAAAACGGGAGAAGGTATCTTACTAATGTGATTGGCACACAAAATAAACCTATTAGTTATATTAATAGAAATGGCCAACCATATACTATAAACACATTAAGTAATGGACAGACAATCACTCTTCCGGACGCGGGGCATCAAATTAGATGACTAAATCATACTCGGAATTAATCAAGTTTCAAACTTGGCAGGATAGGTTTGATTACTTATATTTAGGAGATAATAAAATCGGTGAGGCTACATTCGGAGGTCATAGATGGCTTAATCAGAATCTGTATAATTCTACGGAATGGAAGCAAATTCGTCGAAATGTTATTCTTCGAGATAATGGATGTGATATGGGCGTATTAGATTATCCTATTCCCAGAGGATCTAAAATTTTAATACACCATATTAACCCAATAACCATAGATGATATTATTAATGGTAAAAGTAAAGTGTTTGATATGAATAATCTCATATCAGTGTCATTTAATACCCATCAGATGATTCATTATGGTTTAAGAGAACAAATGCTAGATCTTCCAGAAGAAAGAACGCCTGGCGATACAAAATTTTGGTAATTATTAACAACATTGACACCTTCACTAAGACCGTGCAATAATCGGAATTTTCTTCTTTGGCTCCTTTCGTTCCTATATGAACTTAGTGGAGGTCTTAATGTTGTTAATGGTAACCGTAAAAGGAGCTAAACCCATGTTATCAAACACGGCAACACCCGTTTATTACGGAAGATTTAGAGATGCCGTATTGCGTGGTGAAATACAAGTAAACCAAAATGTTGAAATGGAGATGAATAGGATCGACGATCTTATAGCTGATCCTAGATATTATTACGACAATCAAGCCAATCGAGGTTTTGTTGAATTTTGTGAAACAGAATTAACGCTAACTGATGGTTCTGATTTAAAACTCCTAGACACATTTGGTTTATGGTCAGAAGAATTATTAAGTTGGTATTATTTTGTAGAACAAAAGGTACCAAATCCAAAAACCGGTGGGTACACCACAAAAATAATAAAGAAAAGATTAGTAAATAAGCAATATTTAATAGTTGCAAGAGGTGCTGCTAAGTCTATGTATTTAGCATGCTTACAGGCGTATTTCTTAGCGGCTGATGGAACCACAACGCATCAAATCACTACTGCTCCTACAATGAAGCAGGCAGAAGAAGTATTATCACCAATTAGAACCGCAATAGCTAGAGCAAGAGGTCCATGGTTTAAGTTCTTAACTGAAGGATCTATGCAGAATACTACGGGTTCCAAGTCTATGAGACAAAAGTTATCGCCTACAAAGAAGGGTATTGAGAATTTTTTAACATCATCTTTGTTAGAGATAAGACCTATGACAATCGATAAATTACAAGGTCTTAGAAGTAAGATTAATACGATTGACGAGTGGCTTTCTGGTGATATTCGTGAAGATGTTATTGGTGCTATTGAACAGGGCGCTTCTAAGAATGAAGGTTATGTCATTGTCGCCGTGTCTTCAGAAGGTACAGTTAGAAATGGACCTGGTGATACTATTAAAATGGAGCTGATGTCAATTTTAAAAGGCGAATATTATAATCCTCATACTTCTATTTGGTGGTATCGTCTAGATGATGATAGCGAAGTTGGTGATCCTCGTATGTGGGAAAAGGCCAATCCAAACATCGGTAAAACAGTGTCATATGAGACATATCAGCTAGATGTTGAACGAATGGAAGCTGCCCCTGTAAATAGGAATGACACATTAGCAAAGAGATTTGGTATACCTACAGAAGGTTATACATATTTCTTTACTTATGAAGAAACGCTATTTCCTACAAATAGACATAAGAATTACGACGGATGTGTATGTTCGCTCGGAGCCGATCTTTCCCAAGGTGATGACTTCTGTGCATTTACTTTTATGTTTCCTAATGCTGATGGTTCATTCGGAATCAAGACAAGAAGTTATATTACCACTTTAACGTTATCTAAATTGTCATTAGCAAAGAGACAAAAGTATGATGAGTTTTTAAAAGAAGGAACTTTGTGCGTTTTAGATGGAACTGTATTAGATATTATGCAGGTCTATGATGATCTCGACAATTTTATTCTTGAACATGAATATGACGTGCGATCTTTTGGTTATGACCCATATAATGCTAAAGACTTTGTTGATCGTTGGACTGCTGAGAATGGTCCTTTTGCCGTTGAGAAAGTTATTCAGGGAGCTAAAACCGAGTCGGTTCCTCTTAGTGAATTAAAGATATTATCTGAAGAAAGAATGCTCATATTTGATGAGCATCTTATGAGCTATGCTATGGGAAATGCAATAGCTCTTGAGGATAATAATGGTAATCGTAAACTTTGGAAGAAGCGCTATGATGCTAAGATTGATAATGTCGCTGCTATGATGGACGCTTACATTGCTTATAAGGCTAATAGGGAGGCTTTTGAATGATGAAAACAGTTTATATTGTCCCCGAAGAATCATATTTAGCCCATCATGGCATTAAAGGCCAAAAATGGGGTGTTAGGCGATATCAGAATCTTGATGGTAGTTTAACGGAAGCTGGCAAACAGCGATATAATATTGGTAAAATTAATAACATAGACGAAATTAATCGATCTCATACGGATTATAATATTGATAACTGGGGTAAAACAAAGGATACAAATATTTTATGGGTCAGTGGTTTGTCTGGTTCTGGGAAATCTACCTTTGCGACCGATATGTCGAAAAAATATGGGGCCGATACTATACATATGGATTTGTATTTGTATAGTACGCCTGGTAAATATAACAATAAAATGTCTGCAAATTTTAATAAGTTTTTAGACAAGAATCATCCAGAATGGAGAAAAATGCAGAGTGAAGCATATCGTCAACTTAGAAAAATAGATAGACGTGAAGGTGAAGATAAAAAGGCTGTTGGTTTATGGTTTGATACATTTCAAGATGCTTTACAAAAATACGGTTCCAGTATGTTTAAAACTAAAAAAATCATTGCAGAAGGTGTTCAAATATTAGATGATGCGTTGTTTTATAATAATAAAAAAGCGTTAAAAGGCCAGCCAGTAATAATGATGAATACAACTTTTGAAGAATCGATGGCTTCTAGAATGATAAGAGAAAATAAAACCTTTAATGATCTTCTAACTTCTGGAAGTATAGACCAGGCAAAAATATGTGCTAATGGTAAAGAAATGATAGAAAAAATTCTATCAGAAAAATAAAGAGGTTTAAAATGTATTACTCAGATTTTGTAAAAAGTGGTACTACTTTTGTTGAAAGAGATGAATCATATTTAGCTCATCATGGCATTAAAGGCCAAAAATGGGGCGTACGACATGATAGAGAAAAAGGAATTGGACGATTATTTAAACGTAAGAAAAATACAATTCCATCTAGTGATTTGCAAAATAAGAATCAGACATTAGATATTGCTGGATTACCTTGGTCTTTAGATAAGTATGGTCATTTTATAACATATGGGTTGGATGTAGATACTGCCATCCATAAAAAGGATATAAATGACCCTGAAACTAGACAAACATTAGATTCGTTAGTTAAAAATTGGGACAAAGTTAAAACCGCATGTAATAATGCACATTCAAAATTTGCTTCTGAAGTGCCAGAAGATCTTGGAATTAGTAAAACAACATCAGGGCCTGATCGATATGATATTCATAAAGATATAGTTGTTGCTACATATTTTCATGATTATGGTGTTGTTTCAATAGAAGTAGATCCAAGTACACAAAAAGTTTATTATACTACATACGACGATTAAAGGAGGTCCCAAAACTATGAGCTACATAGTTTATAAAAGTGATGAATTATACCATTACGGCGTTAAAGGTATGCGTTGGGGGGTTCGTCGCTGGCAGAATGAGGATGGATCTCTCACAGAAGCCGGGCGAAGACATTACGACATTAAAGAGGCCCGTATAGCTGCTCGTGCTCAAAGAGCTGCCGCTAGAGCCGAAGCAAAATCTGCAAAAATTCAAAATAAGATGTATCAGAAGGCTCAGAAAGCTGAAGCTAAAGAGTACCGAAAGAATCTTAAGAAAGAAAATCGTCTTGAAAAAATCGAAACTGAAAAGTTAAAATTGGAACTTAAGCAGATGAAGAAAGACATTGCTTATCAGAGAGGTATGAAATTTGGTGAAGCATTTATTCCAGCTTTCGGTAGAAGTCTTGGCGAAAGCTTTGGCCGAACTGCAGGCAATACTATGGGTGAAATAGCAAATCCTCTTGCTTGGAAGAAAGCTAAGACAGAACGTATAGCCGCTGAAGCTAATAAACTTAATGCTAAAGCTAGCAAGGCCGATAAAGATCTTGCTCGTAAAAAGTATGATGACGGTTTTGATGATAGAAAGCAAGCAATAGATGAACTAAATGCTAAAACAAACCAAATGAATGCTCAGAATACAGCATATTCTAATGTTACTGATAGATTAAGAGCAGAAAAAGATGCTGCGCAGACAAGATTCAATCTTTCAGAAGCTGGACAAAAGGCTAAAGCCGAAGAACGAGCGATCCAATCCAAGCGAGAAGAAGCTAATTTAAAGAAAGCTGAAGCTGACTATACAAATGCTAAATTTAATAATTCCACTGTTGGTAGAGATATAGCTAGTAGAAAAGCCGATGCAGAAGTAACAAACGCACAAGCAAAATTGGCCGGAGCTGAAGCAGGAAAAATGAACGCTCGAGCTAATCAAACAAAAGCCATTGGCGATGCTAGAAAAGCTAAAGCTGAAGGAGAAGCGGAGCTTACTAGAGCCCAAGGTGAAAAAGCTATAAATGATGCAAAAGCAAGCAATTATGATGCTGTATTAAAAAATAATAATGATTACGATCTACAAGTAAATAAACAGAATAATGAGTATTATCTAAAGAAAGATAAACAAGAACAAGATTACAAAATAAAATCTTCCGAAGCTGCTAATAAAGCTACGACAGATGCATATGCTATGAAAGCCAAGTTCGAAAATGAGCAACTAAAGATTATGCAGGATACTGTTAGAGAAGCTAATAAAATGACTTTTGATACTATTCAAAAGTATAATGAGCAACAGCATCAAGCTAATATTTTTAAAATCAAAGAAAATTCTAGATTAGAAACTTATAGATCATTAAAAAGTGATTTAGGCGATGCCAGAGCCATACTATCGCGTCCAAACGCAAGTCCTTCACAAAGAGCTGAAGCATATAGTATAATTAATAATGCTAGACAATTCAACGCTCGATTGGAAGCAGCGAACAGCACAAATGTGCCACTATTACAGATTACAAACAGAATGCCAAGCGAATACCATTTTATATAAAGGAGATCTTTAGATGAATTTTTTTGACAGACTTTCACATGCGTGGAATGCATTTCAGAATAAAGATCCCACGCCATCTTATGAATCCGCTGGGTATTATAATAGACCAGACCGACATAAGTTAAGAATGGGCAATGATAATACCATTATCACGGCCATATACAATCGAATAGCTATCGATGTTTCGGCAATAGACATTGAGCATGTTAGAGTTGATGAGAATGAGAATTTTGTTGAAAAGATTAAAGATTCTTCATTGAATTATATTTTTTCAACAGAGGCCAACATTGATCAAAACTCTAGAGATTTTATTCGAGATGTTGTTTTGTCTATGTTTGATGAAGGATACGTAGCTTTAGTTCCGATTGATACAGATGTAAAACCAAACATTACTGGCGCATTTGACATTCATACGCTTCGAACAGGTAAGATTATTACCTGGTATGGGGATTCAGTTGATGTAGAAGTATACAATGAAAAGAAGTGTATTAAAGAAACAGTTCGTGTTTTAAAGAGATCTACAGCAATCATTGAGAATCCATTATATTCTGTAATGAATGAGCCCAATTCAACCCTTAGACGATTAGTTCGTAAGTTGGCATTGCTCGATCAAGTTGATGAACAGTCAAGTTCTGGTAAGTTGGACCTTATTATTCAGCTTCCTTATATTATTAAATCTGAAGCTAGAAAGAAACAGGCCGAACAAAGAAGACAAGAGATTGAAGACCAATTGACGGGCACTAAGTATGGTATAGCATATACTGATGGTACTGAGAAGGTTGTTCAGTTAGGACATCCTATCGAGAATAATCTTTTAAAGCAGATTGAATACCTTACTACATTGCTTTATAGTCAACTTGGTTTAACTGAAGCCGTATTTAATGGTACAGCTAAAGAAGAGGAGATGCTCAATTATTACAACAGAACTATAGAACCTATAATTTCTGCTATAACAGAGGAGTGTCAAAGGAAGTTCTTAACTAAGACAGCTAGAGCTCAAAGGCAAAGAATTACTTTCTTTAGAGATCCGTTTAAACTAGTGCCAATTACTCAGTTAGCAGATCTTTCAAACAGCTTGTCTAGAAACGAAGTCATTACTTCTAATGAGCTTAGAGCCGTTCTTGGATTTAAGCCTTCTAGTGATCCTAGAGCTGATCAGTTAATTAATAGTAATATTAATACGGCTGAAGGTGGAGCACCTGCCGGTCAAATGCCAATGATGGACGATCAATCTTTTGCGCAGCAGCAAGAGATGATGACTAATAACATAGATATGTATCTCAATCAGATGGATTCTATGGCTCAAAGTGAGTTATCCCATACTGGCGAAAACAAACCAGCAGGAGGATATGCATCAAAATATTACGATCCAGAGAAAGCTCATGAGTACTATGAGAAGACCAAGCGTTTGAAGGGTCGTAGATCTAACAAAGGTCTTAACGAAGAAGGAATAGCTGCCGCTGAGTATATGAGAAATCAAATTGATACTCAGCATCAGAAAGAATTGGACGCTAAGACACAAGAGACTCAAGATTATTTAACTAAACAGGATGAAGATCTCGAGTCGACGGTCACTAATATTAAGGCTGGATTGGAACAAGCTTTAGAAGATCTTAGAAATTCTACTGAAAAGAATCTTGAATCTAGTCGTAATAAGTTAAAAACAGTAATCGATAATGCAACACAACGAACAATGGCTCAAGCACAGCAGCTTTATGAAAAGATAAGCAATACTGATAATGAAGCAGCTAAGCGAGGTTTTAGAAATCAAATTGAGCAGTTACGGGATGCCAATGCAAAGATAAAAGACTCATTGACCGAAGGATTTGCTGAAGATTATGCTAAGACCCAGACAGATGCAGCTTCTAAGAAGGAAAGCTTAACAAAACAGGCTAGTAAAGATGTTAGCAATGCTAAGGAAAAGACGGCCTCAAATAAAGAGCAAGCTGTTGAGAGTTATAAGAAAACGGCTGCCGAACTTGAAGAGAAGTATGGAAAACTTATTGAAGATGAGATGGAAAAGATTAGAAATAATCCAGCTTTCCTCGAACCTGAGAAGACAAAGAAATCCTCTTCTTCAAAGACGGGTAGTAGAAAATTACCGCATGGTAATTATTTAAAGAATATTGAAGCTTATAAAAAGCGAAATAAAAAGTAGGAGGTAACACATGGCATACGATTTTAGTGGTTATGCTACTAAAAACGATCTTAAGTGCGGCGATGGTAGAACCATTAAGAAAGATGCATTTAAGGATTGCGATGGGCAGACAGTCCCGCTCGTTTGGCAGCATGTACACAACGAATTCGGAAATGTACTTGGCCACGTTCTTCTTGAGAATCGTGAAGATGGTGTATATTGTTATGGATCATTTAACGATACTCCCGAAGGACAATCAGCAAAGGAGTACGTTAAGCATGGCGACATCAAATCACTCTCAATTTATGCTAATAAGTTAGTTCAGAGAGGCGGAGATGTTGTGCATGGTATGATTAGAGAGGTAAGTCTTGTACTTGCTGGTGCTAATCCGGGTGCGATGATAGATAATATTTCCATCGCGCACTCAGACGGAAGCTATACAGAAATAGATGACGAAGCAATCATTTACTCCGATCTTGATATTTCTTATGGAGAAGAGTCTGTTAGTCATAGTGAAGATGACGCGGGCACAGATGCGAATGCAGATGCATTAGCTCATGAAGATAAAGGAGAATCTAAAGTGGCAGATTCAAAGGAAAAGACTGTTCAGGATGTTATCGATGGATTTACAGATGAACAGAAAGAAGTAGTAAATTATTTAATTGGAGTCACAGTTGATAAGGCTTTAGAAGAGGCCGGAGTAAGTACTGATGGCGAAGCAAAACATGATGATTTAGGAGATGACACAATGAAGCAGAACGTATTTGACAGATCGGTTGACACAGACGGACAGAATACTCTTTCTCACGCTGAGATGGATGAGATCTTCAGCGAGGCTATTTCCCAGAAGGGAAGCCTTAAGGAGACATTCCTTGCCCACGGTATTACAAGAATTGACTACCTTTTCCCGGAGTCACATAAACTTGACAGAGAACCTCAGATCATTAACGATGACCAGGCTTGGGTTTCTGCAGTTATGACAGGTGTTCATAAGAGCCCGTTCTCAAGACTTAAGACAATGGCAGCTGATATCACAATCGATGAGGCTAGAGCTCTTGGATATGTTAAGGGCACAAGGAAGGCTGAGGAGCAGTTCGGATTGCTCAAGAGAGAGGTAACTCCTCAGACAATCTACAAGCTCCAGAAGTTTGATAGAGATGATATTCTCGACATCACAGACATTGATGTTGTTGCTTGGGTAAAGCGTGAGATGCAGATCAAGCTTAAGGAAGAGATTGCTAGAGCTATTCTCATTGGTGATGGTAGAGCAAACTCTGATCCTCATAAGATCAAGGAAGAGAAGGTTATCCCGATTTACAAGGATGTATCCCCTCTTATTGGTTATAATTCTCAGATTGGTGGACATAATGCTTCTTCTGCAACATTCGCTTATCGTAAGACAATTGAGTATTCTTCTACAGATAAGGTTGCTGATAAGGCAGAGATGCTTATTGATGACTGTGTAAGAGCTCGTATTGATTATAAGGGTTCTGGTTCACCTACGATGTATATTGGACCTTCTCAGCTTGCCGAGATGCTTCTTATCAAGGATTCCATGGGTAGAAGAATCTATGAGTCCGAGGCTCAGCTTGCTACAGCCATGAGAGTAAGCAAGTTCGTTGAGGTTCCTGCATTTGATAATATTTCAAGAGTTGAGAATGATGGTGAGGAGAACGAGAGAGAGTTCAAGCTTGCTGGTATCGTTGTTAATCTTGCCGACTATACAATCGGTATGGATAAGGGCGGCGAGACAACAATGTTCGATGATTTCGACATCGACTTCAACAAGTACACATACCTCTTGGAGACAAGACTTTCTGGTATGCTTACAAAGCCGTTCTCTGCTATCATTCTCGAGTTTGCACCTGCAACATCTAAGGGCTGATAGGAGAAAATCAAAATGGCTAAGTATTTTGGCGGCGTAGGTTATAGAGAGACTGTTGAAACAGAGCCAGGTATTTGGAAAGATGTAGTTAAAGAGCATCCTCATTACGGGGATGTTCTTAGAAACTACGTCCGTAACGATACTAATAGGGAATATACAACAACTATTAAATCCCCAACCTGTAATAATTCTATAAGTATAGTTGCCGATCCTTATGCCTTTGAAAATTTCCATAATATAGTCTATGCGACTTATATAGGAACAAAATGGGTGGTAACTACTGTAGAAGTACAATACCCTCGATTAACGTTGACTCTAGGAGGTGTTTATGATGGCCCAGACCCGATTGACTCTTCATCAGAAACTGGTTGAAATATTAGGATCTAATAATGTCTATTATAACCCTCCAGAGACAATAAAAATGAAGTTTCCATGTATTGTATATTCTTTAGATTACATCGATAATGTAGATGCTGATAATAAGAAATACATAGACTGGACAACTTATAAAATTCGTGTCGTTAGTTATGAAGTTGACCATCCTGCTATACGACAAATATTAAACTTGCCAATGACGAGATATTCATCAAGGTATGTTAGGGATGGTCTGTATCACGATGTTATAATAATAAAACAGAAGGAGAAACAAAACAATGGCTAAATTAATATGGGATAAGTCTGGTGAGAAGACTTACGAAACCGGCGTCGATCATGGTATATTATTTGTTAATGATAAGGGAACATACGGCAAGGGTATTGCTTGGAATGGTCTTACAGCTGTTACAGAGTCACCTTCAGGTGCTGAGGCATCAGCTATTTATGCTGATAACATCAAGTATCTTAACCTGTATTCAGCTGAGGAATTCGGAGCTACAATTGAGGCCTACACATATCCTGATGAGTGGGCAGAGTGTGATGGCTCCGCTTCTATCGCAACTGGCGTTACAATCGGTCAGCAGGAGAGAAAGTCATTTGCTTTCGCTTATAGAACAAAGCTTGGTAATGACCTTGAGGGTGATGCTTATGGTGAGAAGCTCCATATCATTTATGGTTGTCGTGCTTCAACATCTGAGAGAGGTTATCAGACTGTTAATGACTCACCTGAGGCTATTACTTTCTCATGGGAAATCACAACAACTCCTATTAATGTAGAAGGATTTAAGCCTACGGCCAATGTAATTATTGATTCCACAAAGACTGATGAGACAAAGTATAAGCAGATCCTTGCCATTCTTGAGGGTGCTGAGGATACTTATACGAAGACAACTTCTCAGCCCGACGATTGGACAACCAAGTATACAGATTATTACACAAAGGACGGCAATACATATACACCCGTTCCTGAGGGTTCTGGGGCACCTACATGGGCTGCTGATACCTATTATTCAAAGACAGCTGGAGCAGATTCTAGACTGCTTCTTCCTGATGAGATCATTGATCTTATGAGCGAAGGCTAATTAAACTTTTGGGGTATTCAGTTCGGCTGGCCCCTTTTATATTTTTTAAAGGAAAGGACCAAAAAATATGTATAAGAAGACTATTAAGTACACAGATTATAACGGCGTTGAGAGAGAGGAAGATTTTTACTTTAACATTAATAAGGCTGAGTTGATGGATAAGCAGTTTAGTGTTAAGGGCGGTTGGTTCGAATTAATTGATCGAATCACAAAGGCTAAGGATAATGCAGAACTTATTAAGTTGTTCAGAGAAGTTATTCATATGTCTTATGGTGTGAAGTCCGAAGATGGAAAGAGATTTATTAAGAACCAGGAAGTATTGGATGAGTTTATTCAGTGCCCTGCATATAGTGAACTTTATATGAAGCTGGCCACAGACGATAAGGCGGCAACTGCTTTTATTAGTCATGTATTCCCGGCAGATATTGTTGCTAAGGCCCAGGAAATGCAGAAGAATGGAACACCCGTTATTCCTAGTTCAACATAACTATGCTAATAATAAAAATTGAGCCTCGCGAAATATATAGCGAGACAGACAATGAATTTTATAATATACCAGAAACAACTTTGCATTTAGAACACTCATTGATCTCTTTATCAAAATGGGAAGCAAAATACCACAAACCGTTTCTACAAAATTCAGATCAGTTATCTGCTGAGGAGATATTGTATTATGTAAAATGCATGACAATGTCTCCCAGTAATGTGGCTGATAAAACATATTTAGGTTTATCTCAAAGTAATATTCAAAGCATTATAAAATATATTAAAAATCCTATGACAGCGACTTGGTTTAATGAAGATAAACCGAAAAAAGGTAAACAGATGAAAGAAACGATTACTTCGGAATTAGTTTATTACTGGATGGTAACACTACAAATCCCTTTTGAATGTCAGAAATGGCATTTGAATAGACTACTAACATTAATAAGGGTTTGCAATGAAAAGAATGCTGAACAAGATCCGAAGAACAAGATTCCTAGGAGAGAATTAATGAGCAGAAATGCAGCATTAAATGCTCAAAGAAGAGCAAAACTTCATTCGAAAGGATAAGTAAAATGGAAGAAGAAAAGAACTTTGAAACTTTACCTATCATAGATAAAGAAGAATTCGACGATGATGAATTCCCAGATGAGGTTTGCAATAAGATTGCAGATCTTTCAGTAAAGGAGGTAAGGAATGAGTAATAGTCCTTTAGTTAGTTATACAAAGCTTAGTCCTTGCAAGAATTCTCCTAGAAACCACAAGATAGATACGATTACAATTCATTGTATTGCTGGCAATATGACAGTTGAATCTTGTGGAGCATTATTTTCTAAGTATTCTAGACAGACTAGCTCTAATTACGGAATTGGCTCTGATGGAAGAATCGCACTTTATGTAAATGAATCTGATAGATCTTGGTGTACATCAAGTAGATCCAACGATAACAGAGCAATTACAATTGAGGTTGCTAATGATGGCGGAGCTGAGACGGGTTGGCATGTGTCTGATAAGGCATATGAGTCCCTCATCAATCTTCTCGTCGATATTTGTAAGAGAAACGATATTCCTGAGTTAAGATGGAAGGCAGATAAGAATCTTATTGGTCAGGTTGATAAGCAGAACATGACGGTTCATAGATGGTTTGCAGCTAAGGCTTGTCCTGGCGATTACCTTTATAACGCTCACTATGCAATTGCTGCTGAGGTTAACAAGAGACTCGCTGGCGAATCGACTGAGGCCAAACCTACAAATCAAAATGCCCCGATTCCTGAGCCTTTTAAGCCGATAAGAGTTAGGGTATCGATCTCTAATCTTAATATTCGTAAAGGCCCTGGAAAGAACTTTGACAGAACAGGCAAGTTCACAGGTAAGGGCGTATTTACCATAACTGATATTGTTGATGGTTGGGGTAAGCTCAAGTCTGGAGCTGGATGGATCTGCATGGATTTCGCAGAGAAAATTTGATATTTAGAGGAGGCGGCGCTCATGGCTAATGAGTTTATTGAAGTAACGAGTAAAGGCGATTATTCTAGTATGCTCAATACTTTGCAAAGTATAAAAACCATGAGCGTTATGCCTCTTCTTCATAAATACGGAAGACGAGGTGTAGAATATCTGCAGAATGCTACACCTATTGATTCTGGTGAAACCAGAGACGCATGGTCTTATGAAATAGAAGATACTCATACTGGTTATAAAATACAGTTTTATAATAGTAATACAAATAAAGGCGTTAATATTGCTATACTTCTTGAATATGGACATGCCACAAAAAATGGTGGTTGGGTTGAAGGATATGATTATATTGATCCCGCTACGACTGCTGCGTTCGAAGAAATGACGGACGAATTAGTTAGAAAGATAAGGAGGTATTAATCGTGCCCGATATAGATAACAAAATAGTATCTATAAGTTTTAATAACAAGCAATTTCTTAAAGATATTGATCAAACGATGGACGCTATTCTTAAGTTTAATAACGCCACATCGGGTAAAAACATAGATACCTCTGGATTAGAGTCGTTAAAGAAGGCGTTCCAAACTACCACAAGTGGGGTTTCAAAAGATGCCGAATCATTGACGACCTATTTAACCAATATTAGTAAAGCAGCTAATACTAAATTCGAGACGGGCGGAATTGATTCTCTAAGAAAAGCCTTAGAAAATACTGGTACCACGGCAGTAGATGTAGAAGATACGATTACAGCCCTGCAGCAACTTTCTAAAACGGGTGTTAGTTATGCTAGCGATATCGGCGTATCAAATGCTCAATCAGCCGCTTCAGCGATACAGCAAGAATCTAATAATACTAGATCAGTATTAACTCAAGATGTTGATGACATCAGTAGTAGATTCTCAATGCTTCGAATGATTGGTATGGGTGCTATGATCGCTATTGGCGAGAGGGCAACTAACCTGGGTATGAATCTCATACATCAGTTTAATGGTATTAGTGATGGTTGGCAGGAATACAATTCATTGACCAATTCTACTCAAACCATTTTAGCGAATACTGAGCGATACGGAACTACAATGCAAGATGTATCGCAAGCTCTTGGTGAGTTAAATAAGTATGCTGATTTAACAACATATGCCTTTTCCGATATGACTCGTAATATTGGATATTTTACGACTGCTGGTGTAAATCTTGAAGATTCCGTAACAGCTATTAAAGGTTTGTCTAATGTTGGTGCTTTATTTGGCGCTGATGCTCAATCTGTAGCTCGCGCAGGTTATCAGATGTCACAGGCTATGTCTGCCGGTGTAATCAGACTTATGGACTGGCGTTCAATGGTTAACGCTGGTATGGGTGGACAAGTTTTACAAGATGAATTGATTAAAACTGCTGCTATTATGTCTGGAACATCTGTTGATGCGATGAATGCTTATATAGATGGTCTTGGCGGCTTTAATCAATCGCTGCAAGAAGGATGGTTAACGTCTGATGTTTTCTTGGAGACTTTAAGAAAATTTGCAGGTCAATCAAGAGAATATTATGAGCAATTAACTGATGAGCAGGGTAACCGTCTTTATAGCGATGAAGAGATCGACCAGATGGTTAGACTCGGTGAAACTGCTTTAGATTCAGCAACAAAAGTTAGAACATTCCGACAGATGATGGATGCCTTTAAGGAGTCCATAGGTTCTGGTTGGCAGCAAACGTTTAGTCTTATTATAGGTAATTTAGAAGAAGCCAAAGAATTCTGGACACCTATAAATGATATTTTAACAAGTTTAGTTAATGGATTCTTCGATCTTCAGAATGGTGCTTTAGAAAGCTGGAGATCCTGGGGAGGTCGAGAAGAATTATTAGCCGGTATACAAAATGTATTATCTAATATTAGTGGTATATTAACTGCTATCGGTAATGGATTTGTAGCTGCTTTTGGTGGTTCTTGGGCTGTAGGACCTAGACTTTATGGTATAACTGAAGCTTTAACCGATTTAACAGAAGCGTTAATGTTAAGTGATGAAGAAATAGGTTATGTAAAAGATCTATTTGAAGGCTTATTTCAGCCTATACGTTTAATTGTCGACATTTTGTTTGAACTTGGCATGGCGCTCTTTAATTCTGGAGATGCTGCTGGTCAAATGGAGCAATCCGCTGATTCATTATACGGCGGGATTAAGAGATTTAAGACTTCTGTATTACAGGTTCTAGGTTATATAGGTAGTATATTAACTGCCGGTGCTAATTTTATTAGACAGAATGAGTTAGTTAAAAAAGTTGTGCGAGTTTTAGCGCAAGTTATATCTAAATCTTTTGGAATAATTTCTAGAGTTATAGCTGCTCCTTTTATATTATTTTATGATATATGGGAGCGTTATAATATTGGCGGAAAAATAGAAGAATTTTGGTATAAAGTAGTAGAATATTTTATGCCTATTGCTGACGCCGTTACTGAAGTAAAAAATGTATTCGAGAGTTGGTTTAGACAATTCAAACTTCATTTAACTAATATAGGTTTATGGATGAAGCCGATTGAGTATGTTTCTGAAATGTTTGATGCTTTAAAACAGTTATTTAGAGACTTACTTGACCCTACAGTAACTATTCGAGAAGCATTTAGTAACTTTGTAGATACTCTAAGTAATGGCAACATTGGAAGATTATTAGAAGAAATAAAGAATGGCTTCGGTAATTTATGGGATCAGTTAAAAGATACTACTTTAGGACAGTGGTTTACCGATCTGAAAGACAGAATTCAAAATGCTTGGGAATCTTTGTCTCAAACTCCTTTTGGTCAATGGATTGGCGGAATAATTGATAACATTAAAGAATTTATAGGAATCAATACCGGAAAATGGGATACTTTCTGGGATACAACCGAAACAGTAGTTACAAGCATAGCTGATTCTATAGCTACTGGTTGGGGAAAAATAAAAACATTCTTTAGTGAACTTATAGATATTTTCAAAGATTGGTTTGGCATATCTGATCAGGCTCAGGAATCTACTGAAGCATTAGAAGATTCTGCTATGGGTGCTGTCGGTGATGGACCATTTGCTGGACAAATTGCATCATCAGCTACTATGATGGAAATTATATCGCAAGGTATAATAACCACTGCTGAAAATATTAATAAAGCAGAAAAAATGATTCCAGAACCTAGCGAATCTAAGTTCTTAGCATTTTTACGTAGTATTCCTGATTCTATTAGTGGACTGGTTGATACCATATCACACAGTAAGATAATTAAAAATATTAAAGAATTCTTCATATTACTAGGCACAAGTATAAGTTCATTCTTCAATCAAGATCTTCACGAACAGGGTAATGATATTTTATCATTCTTTGGTGATAGAATTGAAGATGTAGAAAGCCTAATTGGTAAATTACTTGGAATTGAGGACTTCAGTTTCGGTGAATATGGTATATTTGAAACGATAGCGGCTACAATAGCTTCTTTTATTAATGCATTCAATAAGATAGATGCTAAGGCGCTTCTTAAAATACAAGGCGTTGTAGCAATTATAGGTCAAGTGGTTGGTATGTTTATTCAATTGGAGATAGCTAGTACAATTGGAACATTTACTGCGGGACTATATCAAGCTGCTTCTGGTTATAAGAAAGCTCAAGCAGCCGCTAAATCATTAGCTGATGCTGCTAAAATCGGGGCGATAGGCTCATTATTGCTGACATTTGGATTGGTATTGCTCGAGATGTTGGCTATAATATTATTAGTAGCAGGAATGATTCAAAATGGTCAAGGTCCTTATTTAGCTCTAGGATTTGCAGTGATCTTACTTACTCTTAGTATGATAATGGCCTTCATAGAACACATATCCGATCAAGCTAATAATAAGAAATACAAAGCTGGTGTAATAAATTCCATTGCCAAAATGGTTGAAAATATTTCAAAAATATTATTAACCATTGTGATTTCTATAGGCGCTCTAATTGCTATAGCGGCTTTAACCACTTTAGTATATTGGAAAATGAAAGACGCTGGTTTGGATGGCGCTTTTATTGGTTTATTAATTGGCATTGGTGCTTTATTTGTAGTATTGACTGCAGCTATAGGTGTTTTGGCAGGTTTCATATTAAAAAGTGTCAATAAGACAGATTCTGCTGTATCATCATTTAAATCTAGCGGAATAGCAAAAGCCTTTGAATCAATTGCTGGTATATTAACAAGTATCGGTTTATTGATATTGATGTTATCGGCAGCAGTTGCTGGGTTAGCATTTACCATTAAGTATGTTGGTAGCCCTGGAGCGTTAATTGGTGCTATTGCTATTGTTGGAGTAATGTTAGCCGTTGCAATAGGTGCGGTGGCTGGCTTAATAGCAATAGCAAATACAATATCGTCTACAACCTCTACGGTAGATCCAAAAGTATTCAGAAAAACTATATTTTCACTAGCTATTTTGTTAGGCGTTGTTATAGTTGGCGTTGTTGCTTTAATGGGCGCTGTGGCTGGAATGGTCATGATAATGAGCAATACAGAGAATTACGGAAGAAAAATAATATTAGCGACTTCTGTAATAATTGGCTTTATATTTACTATTGGCGTTATTATAACCATGATGACTCTTGCGGTTAGTAAGATAAAAAATAATAAAGATAGTAAAGTATTACGTCCATTCATGGGCATAATAGGTATACTAGTTACAATCGGCATTTTAGTTGGTGCTTTAGCATTCGCGGCTAGTGTAATCGCTAATAATACTAATAGTTTAAAAACCTTAGTTGGTACTTTATTAAGTATCGGCGGCTTATTTGTAATTGTTTTAGCTAGTGTTTGGGGATTAGCTGCTATGATCTCCAGCATTGATATGCGTAAAATTACTGATAAGAAAATGAAAGCTGTTAGTAAATTAATAGACACAGTAACAAGTACGATGGTGGTTATATCCGCTTCGTTATCGCTGCTTGCATTCGTTATGGGATCTACGGGTTTCTTAACTAATGGCGGTAGTATAATGTCTGTTATGGCCGCAATGACCATAATGTATGAATTAATAGCTGTTACTATCGGTATTATGGCAGCTCTATTAAAATACGATGTCATTTCTACTGATGGAATAACAAAAGTTGCTGGGTCTATGTTATTAGCATCTATGGCTTTTGTTGCTATAGCCGGTTCGATGGGATTATTAGCTACTTTGGTAGATAAAATGAGTCTCATGTGGACTGCCATGGGAGTTATTTCAATATTAACTGCCGTATTAATGGGTTCTTTGATAGCCCTTACTGCAATTAGCAAGTCTAATATTAGTGCTGTAATGGTATCCGCATTATCCATGTTAGCCGCATCAACTGCATTTTTAATAATGGGTGATGCTATAACTAGAATCGCTGATATAGATACTGGTAAACTTTGGACTGCTATGGGTGTGTTAACCATTATGACACTCGCTATGGGTGGTATAATGATAGCCCTTTCCGCAATAGGTAAAACAGGAATGGGAATCGGAGCAATAGCTATCGCCGCAGGTGCAATACTAGCACTTGGTGCATCATATTTAATGATGGGCACGGCTATTGAAAAGTTTGGTTCTGGACTTGAGAAGACAGTGAATGCTGTTGAAAGATTCTCTGGAGCTGTAAATTCTCTTAAGAATATAGATTTGACGGGCATAAGAACCAAGATTTCTGGTTTACTTTCCATAGCTAAAGATACTGCAGTTGACTTAGTAAGTGTTGCCAAGACCCTTGGTAATGCTGCCATGATAGCCATATCTAGTATGATCAATGGTGTAATGGTTGGATTCCTTAGCGGAATTGGAAACGGTTTACTTTCAATTCGAGATTTCATAATGAATTATGCTCCATCAATTGTAGAAGCCTTTACGTATCTCGGGTTACTTATGCTTAATTCAATTCATACAACGGCTGAAGAATTTGTTAAGATGGTTAATGAAGATTTCGGCCCTGGTGGAATGGTAAGAAGTATAATAGAAACCCTTGAAGATTTTGTGGAGTGGCTATCCGAAAATGTATTTGGTTGGGGGCTTGATATTGTAGATGCTGCACTTACAGGCCTTATAACTGCAATTAGTAATCAGTCAAAGATACAGATCATCGCCCTTAAATTGGAGCAATTGGTACTATCTATTTATAAGAACTTGATGGATTTGTTAGGAATTCCTAATTTTGGTGCATTAGGTGCTCAGATAGTACTTGATATGATGGAGGGCCTTACTAATGCTGTGGTTGGTCTTATAAATCACGGTGGAGCTGGAGTAGCCGGTTATATTGCTGAGGCTTTTGGCTTTGATGCAGTTGACGCTCTTACGAGTTTTGCTGATACTCTTGGCACAGCAGCTGATATGGCCGGAACCGATGCATGGGATTCTTCATCTATTGGTGGTCAAATTAGTGACATTGCTGATGAGATTAATAGAATTAATGCCGCTGCCGAACGAACAGCTACAGCATATAATCCTACAGAATATTATAGGAACATAGCTAATGACGCTGAAGAGGCAGCAGAATCTTCTAATGGATTCTTTGATGGTATTGGTTCTAAAATCAGAAATCTTTTAGGCATAAGCGAAGATTTTAGTCTGTCTGATATGCTGGGTGGATTTAATCTAGGTGAAATGCTTGGAGGCGGTGGATTATCATCGTTATCCTCCTTAACAGATTCCTTCAGTGGTCTCAGTGATAGTATGGGTGGCATGACATCCATGTCTAGCATACTTGATATGAGCCCTGATCAGGTTACTCAATTATCAGGAAGTCTTGGAGGCGTTACAGATGTATTTAATGCCGATGCATTTACTAATCCGGTAATCACACCTACTGTTGACACCTCAGGTGTTGCATTTGGTATTGACAGCATTGAGCAGATGTTCAACAATGCCAACATTAGTGACTTCGCTATTGACGCGGGTAATTCCATTCTTACTGCTGAGAGAACTAATGGTAATGCAGCTACCGATGGCGGTGTAACACAGAACTTCACTTATACACAAACCATCAATCATGCTGGTGAGGCATCTCCTATACAGATTTATAGAGATACAAATGCTTTACTTAGAGGGCATGTAGGATAATATAGAAAGGAACATATAGATATGATTTATTCGGTAAATGTACTTAACCCGTCTAATGACGAGCTTATTTTGGAATTAACAAATCCAGAAAAGAGTGGTATACAGGTTCGTCACATTGATGGAATCGGTCCTACAAAATCGAACATCAATATCTATGATGTTCCTTCTATTGATGGTGGACTGTTTAATAGTGCCAGGACTCAGGCTAGACAGATAGTTTTGAAGCTTGGCTTTGAATGGCTTAAGTTGGGTGATCACACTACTCCTCTCATTGAAGATGCTCGTCACCTTTCTTATAAATTCTTTCCTCTAAAGAGAAAAATTAGGCTCGAGTTCATTACGGACTACAGGACTTTATATATCGATGGGTATGTAGAGTCCAACGAGCCTGATATTTTCTCTAAAGATGAAACAACAACCGTATCAGTTATGTGTCCGGATCCGAATTTCTACGCTTCGGACACACAATACGGTTTAATAAATTACCCAAATCAAAATAAGTTTGAATTTCCTTTTGATAACAATAGCCTAGATCAGCGTTTGATTGAATTTTCATCATCTGCCGGATCAGATAGTTGTTTAATCAACTACGAAGGCGATAATATGACCGGTGTAACAATGGAAATGTACTTTGTGCATGATTTCCCAAAGTCACAAACCATTACGCTTTCATTTATTAATAAAATAGAATCAACCGTAATTAGAGTAAATCCTGCTCGAGTTGTTAGAACATCCGGTTATGATATTCACAAAGGTGACCGTATAATAATTAACGGTAAACCTGGTTATAAAAGTGCTGATCTTCAAACATGGGATAAAACATATAACATTTTTAATGCTATAACTCTTGAAAATAATTGGCCAGTATTATATCCTGGCGAAAATACGGTTGTTATGAGAGCTGGCGGTAGTACAGATGCTATCAAAGGTAGGGTAATTTATAATACTTTATATGATGGAGTGTGATATTTATGCGTATTATTGCTAGAGATGTCAATATGCTACCTCTTAAAGAGATAGATATGTATACTTCATTCATATGGACCGATAGATATTCAGATGCTGGTGACTTCGAATTAAGAGTTCCTTGTACATCGGTATACTATGATTTGTTTGAGAAGCAGGCTAAATACATAACAATAGATAAGTCAGATCGTGTTATGGTTATTGAGTCTAGAAACATTCAAACAAAAGTTGATCATGCAGATGAGTATATTATTAAAGGTAAATCAGCAGAAACACTTTTAAATCGACGAGTAATAATGGGATCTATGACATTTGGTACTGCTCCTTATGATGAGCAAACGAATGATTCGGCTTCTCAGAGTTATGCTATTGGTGATTATTTAATTTGGTATGGCGCTCTTTGCTGTGCAATTAAGAACATAGAATCTGGTAGTTCTTTTATCCTATATGATCCCGAAAGACAAAATGAATGGCAAGCAAATATTAGAAAAGCTGCTACTGATGAAGAAGTTGCGCTTACAGAACCTATTGAGAACATCGTTTCAACACTTCTCAATACAACTGTAATTAATCCTACAGATCCTTTAAGGCGTTTTACTCATCCATCTTGGCGTTATCAATGGTCAAACGATCAGCGAATTAAAGAAATCAAAATGGCTGCCTCTTTTGCCAATACAAATCTATATGATGCATTATCATCGCTTTTAGTTGGTGCTGGATTAGGCTGTAAAGTCGTCTATAATGATGAAACAGAAACAATGGATTTCTCATTAATAATCGGCACTGATCATTCCGTTGCACAATCCGAGAATTTAGTAGTTAACTTCAAGAATGTATTAGATAATTTGGTATCTACTGATTTGCTTACCGATGAGGCTGATTACAAAACATGTGCATTTGTAGTTGGTGCGATTGATGATAAGAAAACACGCACTACTTATGTAGCTGATGAATTTGGAAGGGTTTCAGAAGTAGAATACCCAAACCCGAATTATTGTACTACATGGATGCAGCAAGTAAGTCTTAGCGGTACTGGTATGTCATATCAGAGAAGAGAAGTTATCGTTGATGCTAGTGATATTGATAGGTATCAGGCAGTTAGTACAGGCTCTAGTACTAGTGGAACCGATATTGCCGTTACCGAGGTTGACTATAGATCAATGTTAAGGACTCGCGGAAGAAGCGAGTTGATGAAAATGTGCTCTACGTACGATCTGGATGGTGAAATATTACCTGATATGTTTTATAAGTATATGGTCGATTATACTTTAGGTGATGTTATTTCACTTGAGGATAGATTTGGCCATGTCATTAACGCTAATGTAACAGAACTTATATTTTCAGTAGATTCAAGTGGTTATAAGGCTTATCCTACTATTGAAACCATTGGGATGGTAGACGGTATTGATGAGCTCGTAAATATATTTTCAAATAATCCCATATATGTTGATAGTGAGGGTTGTATGGTCGTTCCTGATATTAGAGAAGCTCTTAGTGATTTAAGAGAAAAGACATATATAGCTTATTATGTAAAAGACATAATAGATTATCTATTAAATGATCACTTGATTCATGCATTAGCAATAGATGATGGATTTACAATTGTAGCTCCATCATTAAATGATATGGATGAAATAGTATTGGGCGGTAATATTGCTGCCATTTATAATGACCCAGGTTCTTATCCAGAGGTAAATACTAGAGCATTACAATTTGTTAAATTTATGAAAGATTATCAAATATTAGTAAACGCGGAACTTTATATTGTCAATCCGTTTGATGATTTGGCATCCGCGATACAGTGAAAGGAGATATTATGGCTGTTAGAAGTGGATTTTTTGATGCCGTGGATCACGATAGACTATATAATGCCGAAGATGTTGGCAGTTTATTAGACGGTATTGTATCAGACGGCATTCTCAACAGTTATGGCGCTCACTTCTTAGTAACCCACACGAGTGGTCTAGAGATTCGTGTTGGTTCAGGTCGTGGATGGTTTAAAAACACATGGATTCTTAATGACGACAATCTTACTCTTACTGCAAATCCTAATACAAGTGGAGTTGCAAGAATTGATACGGTTGTTATTGATGTTAATAAAACGGACGATGTTCGAGCTAATACTATATTAATTGTTCAGGGTACAAGTAGTCAACCTGCGTTAATAAACGAGGCTGCTCACAAGCAATACCCTATAGCAAATCTTATCATTGATGCAAGTGGTAATAACATTTCTTCAGTTGTTGATAGACGAAATGAAACATATGCTACTTCACCATTATTTGCTAAGCCCTATTACCCGGTTGGATCTATTTATATGTCTGTAAGAAATGAGAACCCTGCAGCTCTTTTCGGAGGTGTATGGGAACAGATTAGTGGTAGATTCTTAATTGGATGTGGTGGTAATAGTGGATTTTCAAACGGCGATGAGGGCGGCTCATGGTATCATACAATAACTGCTAATGAGTTACCTTCACATACACATAGCATTAATCTAGCTACTCAAGGGGCTACTGCTGAAATTACTACATCATATGTAAGTGGCTCAAAGGGTGCTTCTGACCATGCTCAAAATTATGGTGTAACTTTTATGAGTTGGCCTTGGACACATAGTGGGCTTCCTAGTTTGGAATTGGATAACTATTGTCCCGCAGATTGGAATTATCCTTATGGTTATCAGGGTGGTGGAGCCGTTGATCAAGAATTTAACCCCGGTCCTGCTCCTTATGCGACAACACAGGTATATCTTACTCAGTCTGCACATTATCATAGCGTTAATGGTAATACTGGTTCTTCTGGAAATGGAAACGCTATGGAATTAAAACCACCATATTTAGCAGTATATATGTGGAAGAGGATTAGTTAAAGGAGGAAAATCAAAATGGCGAATAATGTTAAGTCATTTAGAGTTCAAGGGCAAGACTATGGCGTA